ACCCATCTTGGCACCACCCCTCTATGAAGTATGAGAAGGGTATTGCAGATAACCGTATCCTTATCAACATCCCGCCAAACCACGCCAAGTCAATTACGATTACCGTAGATTATGTAACTTGGAAGATAGTCCAGAACCCTAACTTCAGAGTCCTGATAGTATCCCAGACTCAACAGCTTGCAGCAGATTTCCTATATGCCATCAAGCAAAGACTTACCCATCCGATGTATGAGAACCTGCAGCAGGCTTATGCTGCTGGTGTCGGCTTTAACTCTAAGTCTGCTACCTGGACTACAACTAGAGTCACCTTCGGTGATGAGCTCAGAGAATCATCTGAAAAGGACCCAAACCTAGAGGCGGTAGGTATTGGCGGTCAGATATACGGTAAGCGTGCTGATATGATTATCGTTGATGACGCTGTTACCTTGAAGAATGCAAATGAATTTGAGAAGCAGATTAGATGGCTTACCCAAGATGTTAGATCCCGTCTTAACCCTACTGGTAAGTTAATTGTTATCGGAACCCGCGTTGCCTCTGTAGACTTATACAAAGAACTACGCTCTCCTGATAGATACCCTGGTGGTCTGGTCCCTTGGACCTATCTGGCTATGCCAGCCCTACTTGAAACCAACGAGGACCCCACCAAGTGGGTAACTCTCTGGCCTTACTCAGACCAACCCTTTGATGGGCAGAAAGAATCTGATAAGACCGAAGAAGGTCTATATCCTCGCTGGAATGGTAAGCATCTCTATGCAGAACGTCAAGCTATGGATGCACAGACTTGGGCTTTAGTCTATCAACAGCAAGATGTTTCAGATGATGCTGCCTTTGACCCGATATGTGTAAAAGGCTCTATTGATGGTATGCGTAGAGCAGGCAGACTACAGATGGGCTTTCCTGGTCATCCTAAAGATTTGACTGGTTTTTCTTTTGTATGTGGCCTAGACCCTGCGATGGTTGGCGATACTGCTGCTATCTGCTACGGCGTGGACCGTATCACTCATAAGCGCTACATTGTAGATGCTATCAAGATTACTAGACCAACACCTGCTCAGATTAGACAGTTGATTATTGATTGGACCAATGTCTATGCCCCTGCTGAATGGGTGGTAGAGCGTAACGCTTTCCAGTCTTTCCTAACTCAGGATGAGGGTATCCGTCAGTTCCTTGCATCTAAGGGAACGATATTGCGAGAACATCATACTGGTAATAACAAATGGGATTCAGGCTTTGGTGTAGCTTCTATGTCTACCCTATTTGGGACTAAGCAAGCCGATGGTAAGCACCACAGAGATAACATAATTCATCTCCCATCAGATCAGACCGAGAACATCAAGGCTTTGATAGAACAGCTAATCACTTGGTCGCCTACTACCAAGGGTAAGACCGATATGGTGATGGCGCTCTGGTTCTGTGAAATCAAAGCACGTGAGTGGCTCAACCAAGGGATGCACACCATCCATCATCTGAAGAATCCATTTTTGTCTCGCTATGAACGAGGCAAGCGTATGGTAGTAAACATAGACGAACTACTACAAGAACAACAACGTCAATTCATCTAAGGAGCAATTATGCCAAAAGTAGGAAAGAAAGAATTCCCATACACAGCTAAAGGTATGGCTATGGCTAAGGCCGAAGCAAAGAAAAAAGGCAAGAAGATGATTGCTAAGAAGGCGAAGAAGAAATAATGCCAAAAGTTAAACGTCAATCGGTTAGAGAAGTTCAAGATAAGGCTTATTGGGCTAGACTTTATGCACAATCAAATGACTATCAGGGTTCAACTATTGACACAGCAATGAACCTCAATCGCGGAAAGGCTAGAGGTCTAGATAGACTTCTTGGTAGAACGCCAATCAAAGGCGAAAGAAGTGCAGCAAGAATGATGCAGAAGACTAAATCTGCTGAACTTGATAGAAGTGCCGCAAGAGCACAAAGTGTAACTAAGCGCGCAAAGGCAAAGGCTGAAAAAGCTAAAACAACTCGTGCATTGACTGGTATGTCTAAGAAGTCTGCACCGAAAGCAAAGAAGAAATAATGCCAAACAAGAAACCAACACTTGACGATTATTTATCTAAGAAGAAGAGAGTTCCTTCTAAGAATAAAAGAGGTTCTGTCCCACCAGATTACGATGTGATTCTACCTGGTATGGGATACACCAAACCTACTGCTACTAGGCAGCCTACAAAGATTAAGCCGAAGGCTAAGAAGCCACTTCCATTGCCAAAGTCAAAAGCACCAGCAAGGCCAAGTCGCATAAAGCCAAAGAAAGGTCCTAGATAATGGCAGCCAAAAAGAAAAGCACTCCAGGTAAAGAAGCTCGCTCTAATCAACCTAGAGTTCCAGTGAGGCGTCTTGAAGAAGACCAATATCGTAAATATATTAAATCTACTAAAATTGCTTCTAAGTCAGCTAAAACAACAAAAGAAAAAATTTCCCAAAAAAGAGCAGAAGCAACAGCTCGTAATTATGAAGAACGCTTTCCTGGTATTGCCATACGTGAGCCTTATGCCCCAAAAGGTTACAAAGCACCTTCAAAGAAAACTATGAGCCAAGATGAATTTCATATGGCTTTTGAAGTAGCAGGACAACCTGCTAAAACTAAAAAAGAAAAACAAATAAGAGATAAAGCTAGACGCGATCTTGCGGTTATGCAAGCCAAAAATCCTGGTATAGTAGAAAAATACGAAGGTTCTTATACTAAAGGCAAAATTCCTGGCGCAAAAAAATATAATCAAAAACAAAAACAAAGAGCAGAAAAATTAAAGTCAAGAAACAGGAATAAATAATGTTAAAAAAACAAAAACTAACAAGGCAAGCATCAAAACCTAAACCAATAGCATCGTTTGATTCAAAGAAAAATCAATTTGTACCAAAAGAAATCTTTAGAGAAAAAGAAGACCGTGCTTTCGTAAGAATGGAACAAGATTTTTTTAATCCTAAAAATCCTATGTCTAAACAAGAATATGAACGAAGGCGACTTTGGTTAAGAGAAACTGCTGAAACTCCAAAAGATCAAAAAAATTTAAAAAGAGATCAAGAGCGCTTAAAAAGAAATTACGAAAAAGCAAAAGCAAAGAAAGCTGTTGCTAAAAAGATTGTTTCAAAATCAAAAAAGAAGTAAGGAAAAATGCTTACAGTCAAAGAGGTAGTTGCTAAAGTAACTAGGCTACAGACTAAGTACGCCAAACGCGATCAGCGTATGCGTGATGTGCTATCTGTGCGTCAAGGAGATATCAGTAAGGTCTATCCTGCGATGTTCTCTGAGGAGTACCCAAAGCCTCTAGTTGCTAACTTCATAGATGTAGCTGCTCGTGACCTCGCAGAGGTTATGGCACCACTACCATCCTTTAACTGTGCTGCTACCAATATGGTCTCAGATAGCGCTCGTAAGGCTGCTGATATTAGGACTCGTATAGCCAACTACTTTGTATCAGGCTCCGAACTACAGATTCAGATGTATCAAGGCGCTGATTGGTTCAACACCTACGGAATGCTACCAGCGATGGTAGAGATGGATTATGAGACCAACAATCCTCGTATCCGATTGCTAAATCCTTTTGGTCTATACCCTGAGATGGACCGCTTTGGTCGTTGTATCTCTATCACTCAAGTGATAAACACCGATGCAGAATCTCTAGCGATGCAATATCCAGAGTTCTATAACCAAATTATAGTAAACAAGAATTATGCTACCAGCTCTCCTTATGTATCTATGGTTCGCTATCACGACAAATACCAAGATATAATCTATGTAGCAGATCGTAATAACCTAGTTCTATCCAATCTACCCAACACTATCGGTAAATGCTTGGCTCGTGTTGCTGTCCGTTCATCCCTAGACGGAGAAGCACGCGGTCAGTTTGATGATGTTCTAGCAGTACAACTTGCTAGAGCTCGCTTTGCAGTATTGCAGATTCAAGCAGCAGAGAAATCTATCCAAGCACCTATCGCCATTCCGCAAGATGTGCAGGAACTAGCCCTTGGTCCTGACTCGATTATGCGTTCTGCTAATCCGCAAGGTATTCGCCGTGTGCCACTAGAGCTTCCAG